TATTGCATCACATAAAAAGCGGTCTTGCCGTTTAAGACTGAGCCAGCGCGATCAAAATAGTAAGCGTTGTTGGAATTTTTGGAAATCCGAACATAACCCTGACTACTAATACTATTTTGTGATTGACTTCTCATTGGGATTTATTATTTAACATCTAACATTTCACTGCCGATATATTTACCGATAGCGGCAGAATATTCAAAAGTTATCACATCAATAGCGTTGTTGGTTGTGGTTAAAGTTATAAATACTCCATCTGGCCAATAAGGCACTGGGTCAAAAGTAACAGTTCCAGCCTCACCTGCCGCTGGTTGTTTTAGATTTAGAATATAACGACCGCCACTTAAAGGATTTGTTAAAGTTATCGTATTCGCCCCAGCGTCTAAAACCATATAATGGACATTTCCATCGTTCCAATTCACAGTTACCGCACCTGTATCTACCGTGTCAGTTACTTCAGTGGAAGCGTATTGAGTGGTTGTGCTTCTACCTCTACCAGTTACCAAATCAAAAGTGTCTGCTTCGGCGGTTAAATAAGTAGAAGTATCCAAACCAAGTAAACCAGCGGTAACTTTCATTAACCCAGTTCCATCTCCCAAATCAGTAAATGTTTGAGGTGTGCTTTGGTCAAGTTTAACATAACCAGATAAATCTGGCGACGGATTAACCCAATCCGGCCTTCCTGTAAATGGATTATATTTAAGGCCCATATTATGATTTGGTTACAGTTAATAGTTTGTCTTTAGTTGAATCGGTGTAAACAATAGTAAGAGTCGCTACCGTTGATCCGCCCGCGCCACCAGTCTTAAAAGTATAAACCTCTGTATCCCCGCTAGGATAAGCTACTGAGATATAATCATGAATCGGAATCGATAGCCCCGGTATTTTATTGAGCGTATCTTCCTTTCCCGGAGTCATCAATGTGCCATCGCTTTCCTCGATTTGTATTCTTGTTGATCGATCGCTCATAAATTATTTTATTAAAAATTAAATATCACATTCTAGCCCCGCGCGCTCGTAGTATTTTTTTATTTTTTCTGTCTTCGTGTCCAAGTCATTCTCTCTTTTAATCAGACCAAGAATAACATTTTTCTTCTCTTTTATCTCCGCATCCGCTTCTTTAATCGCCAACTTTCTAAGGGCCATTTGATTGTCTATTTCTTTTAATTCAAATTGTGCGTTAGAAATCTGTATCCTTTGTCCTTCTATATCTCCGCGATTATTTATGATAATTGTTTTTTGTTGGCCGATTGTCAATCCTATATTTTTCAAATCGTCCTCTAGCTTTATTAACTTCCCCGTTTCCTGTTTTATCCCATCTGTCAGAATTTGCTCAGTTTTCTCCAATTTGGCTAATTGCCTTGTTTTTTCCTTCAAGTCGTCCTCTAGATGCCTCAAATTCGTTGCTACGTTCGCGCTGGTGGCCTCTTGCTTCTGATTGTCGAGTAATGACTCAGCTCTAAGATTATCGAACGTAATGCGCGCAGTTTTTATCAATTCGCGCAGAGCATTTAGTCTTTCTTGCTCCGTCAATAAAATTTCTGCGTTTTGTTTTGAAGTCTCCGCAAACACATCAAGGGCCTTATTTAGGGCCCCATTTTTTTCTTCTTTTTGTTTCTCCAGAGATAAAATATCTTTTTTTAATTTGTCAACTTCTCCAACCAATTCGCCTATTTGAGATATCAGTTCCTTCGACTCTTTGCTTTTATTTTTTATTGTTTGTTGTATTTTTTCCAATTCCCCTTTTGCCGAATTCAAAGCATTCATGACCATTGCTAATTTTTCCTCTTCCGGAGTCTGCTTCGTCGGATAAAAAATCTTTGTCATAAAAATTTGTTAGTTGTTTAATCCTTTTACCTTCAGCGTCAAGTATCCGGCCGACCATGAGCTAATAATCGCGCAGATCCATTTCATGCCGCTGACGTTTGCCTCATACTGCCGATTGGCATCTGCCGCGCTGAACGCTACTCCGGTATTGCCGGTGACAGCCGAACCACTCTGGAGATCTATCACTGCGATATAGTTCCAGTGATTTGTCGGCGATTGCGCCGCACTAAAGTCCGGGCAAGTGTCAGACAAAGAACCTTGAAATTTTACCGTCATATTTGCGCTCCCGGTTGTTCCCAACTGAAGCATGACCGTTTCAAAGTCTTCACACAGAAACGACAGTCCCGCCCCATCAGCATTTTTCGCGTTGAATATTGTAATGAGATCGCTAGTGTTTCGCATAATGTTATTTGTTAAAAATTAAGACCCATCCTTATTTTACTCTAATAAATTTTCTACTCAAAAACTTAATAAACCAGATATTCACAGCTAGAACGAATGTATAGCCGTATATCCCCTTCGCATTTCTCGGCCGGCCATCTCCCAGTCCACTATTCATTATCATTGAATTATCTCCATAGATAGAGTCAATGCTAGAATAGTCCCGGCACCAAAAGACATCCCACCCTATTTTCGCGCCCTGCAGTTCCGACACATCCCTCGCGGTGTGCGGCAATCTTCTAATGAATTTCATAATTTTTTTTTATTTATTTTTTTTCAGAAGATTCAAGGTCCTCAAAGTATTTTTCATCTTTGACAACCTCAACCTCTGTTGATTTTTTCTTTTTCTCTTTAGCCATATAGATTTGATGTTAAGTTGCTTAGACCGGGCCTTATTAAGGGAAGACCCGGGGAAACCCGACTTTTATTGTCTTTATGCTTCAGCACCGGCTGCGGCTTCTGAGATAAATGAGTTGCTAGCGACAGTCGCCGATCCAGCGAATCCATACGTATTTCCAGACACCCAGTCACCAGTCGATAAAATCATTGGATTGTCACATGCAAAGTAATTACCAACTACACCGACCACTCCTCCACCAGTAGCATTCGAATTCTTAATACCAGCCGTTGCCACCTTTCCATATCCATCCCTGAATGAATTACTTCTTATCAGAGTCGTTAAGCAAGAATTAGCATCACCATAAATCCAAATACCGTACGCAGCATCGCCCATCGCGAAATCATTATCCTTAATGATAGTATTCTCGTTCGAAGCGTTGCCTGGCCACATGGCTATACCGGCGTAAGTTTGGTTATAGAATATATTGTCCGATATTCTAGTGCCCATTTTAGCTCCATCTAGAACAATGCCGTAGTTACCCGATCTGAAGTGGTTGTGATGGATATAGCATCCATGAGCGGTTTCTGTGGTGTATCCACAGCTCGTACTGTATAAACCGCCACCGATGTACATTCCAGCATGACCGCCATCAGCATCAAGCAAGAAACCAGCGATTTCAACACCCTTTGAGAGGTTGGTGAAAGTAGCGCCAGTCGCTCCGCCTAGACCTAACGCGCCAATAGGATAGAGAGTCGTGGCATCAGACGATCTCATCTGAGCCATGTAGTTTCCTAACCCATCCCGGCCACTAGGTCCGAATATCTTCAGACCAATATGACCATAAATGAGCACATTCTCTTTCCACTTACCGGGCCCGACGAGAATTACATCTCCTCTAGCGCCATTATATAAATCAGCGCCAGTGTCTAGGTTCTTGATATATGTTTGAGTAGCGTCCACAGCGGCCTGAATGGTAGAATGAAATCGAACGACTCCGTCTTTGTCGACAGGAAATTCGTTCTTAACGTCAGAGTACCAATTAGCCGGATTTCTCACGCTTTGAGTTGTCGTGTCTTGCCACGATCTGACGTGTTCCGCGAGAGGATTGACCGCGAAGAAAACTCTTCCGCAAACACCTAAGTTGTCGAAAGATATTGCCTTCGAGACCGCTCCGTATCTGCTAAATTGTGATTCGTTCATAAATTAAATTTTATGCTTCTATTTAGCTCCACCCGCCGACCTCAAATATAACGACTTTTGATTTTTTAAATTATATTCTCGCAAGCTAAATAGTTATATTAGCCAACCTTCTTTATCAAGATTGGTTTAGGCTACACTGTCCCCACTGGAGAACTTCGTCCAGGCAGCACCGACGCAGGTGATACCATAACCAGCTCGGTTACGGAAATCCCAGTCATCGGTTTGAACGTCTTCAGCGTTGCCATTCGCCACAGGAGGAATCATATGGGGAGATTCCCATTCACCGAAGAAGAGCGAACTCATCGCGGTGGATGCGATTCCCCAATATTTACTCTTGGTCGAATCAGGAGCGCCAGCGGCAGTCAACGCCACTCTCGGAAGAATGACGTGCCTGTATTTACCAACGTAGTTGTTAAATACACCTGCATGCGCGGCATCCGGAGAAGCAGTTGATTTCAAATATTCTCGGACAGTGTTGACCGTGTTGGGGTCATCAGTGGTCCATAGAACATCGAATACTGCTCCTGGTTTAGCTTCGCCGAGTTGGTTATAAGTATCAGTTATAATCAACTTCTCCATTAACTCCAAAGCTCCTTTTGAAAGCTGTGGGTTATTGGCCAGACGATTTCTGTAGGTTGTGCCCGATCCCTTCAATGTGTGCAAGGTATAGAACAGTGCGAATGTGTCACCAGTACTAACATCGATGGTTCTACCATCTCTGTCGGTATATGACTGCGCTGTTCCGAAAGTGAACCGGTGGCTCAGATCCAAGTCAATGCTATTCGGACCCTTCTGACCAGCAGCGAGTAATGTGCTGATTATTTCAGGATACTTGTTCTCATCTCTCATCTCAAAAGTAATCCCTACGTTTTCAGCTACTCTATACTTAGTCATGGTCTTGGTATAGCCCTGTTGAATCTTACCGCGAGCCGCTTGATCGCCTTCGCCTTTGTAGCTCAAGTATTCGTTAGTATCGATTTCACTAAACTCTCGTGTGTTACCAGTATTCTTGGTAACGGGAACTCTCTTTACTAATCCAGAATTGAGCATCGCAGGCACGATCGAGGTATAACCCTTGATCCAGATAACTGTTGCCAATTTTACGAAGTCACCAAAACTTATTGTATTCAATTCGATATTGATTCTAATTAACTTCGCGTAATTAACTGCATTTTGTTGAATATTTTATTTTAAGAATTCCTCTAATTGTTCCCGCGTATTATTTTTCTTGCCATATTTCTTATGAAATTCTCTATGAGCCTTTTCTGACAGAGTAATTCCATTATCGAGAGCAAGTCGTAATTCGGGATATTGAGAAAAGTTTTTGATATGATGTGGATGTAGATATTCTCCTTTTATACCATACTTTTGACATGTCCAATTGTCTCTGGCAAAAATTGCTTCACGCCATAGTCTATATTCTATTTTTGCCTTAAATATTTTTGACTCAGAGCTACTTCCGTTTTTCCAATTCCAGTGATTTTTCCCTCTAATGTTGTCTCTTATCTTACCCCTGAAAATAGATGGTTTACCTTTCTGGAATCCATGAGTGTTCCCTATGGCAGACTTACTCATATGTTTTTTATGTATATCGGTTTGTTTATATCCCTTTTTTGGCATATTAAACCTCTAATTGGATTAAATTACCAATTCTTTTCTTAGTTGTTTCCATGTCAAATGATTTCATAGTCAACAAAATGCAGTTAATTACTTCGTTAATTAGCCAATTACATATGTGTAATATCTTGGTCTGCGGATAGCGGAGTGATTGTTTACCCGCTAACTTTTCGACACAGACATTAGCATATGATCATGCGCTCTAGGTGGTGCCTTTTCCGCCCGGACCGATGTTGAGAATAACCTCAGCTTTGGTCGTGGATAGATATTTCGTTATCTGAACAATGTCGTACGTTGAACTGGCGCGACTAACATGAAGTGAATCAGTTAAATCGCAGTACAGACCTACATCCGCCACTACTAGAGTAGCGGTAACGTCCGCAGTCCAAGTGACATAATTCTCTAACGGAACTTCCACCGGCAATAATCTCGCAACAGCGTAATCATCGTCGGTCGCAGCGACTGCTTTGCGCAGTACTCCGGCCGTTGCCTCATTCGCAGTCGTAGAAGTTGCCGCGATTAACGTACCGCTGTCCCAGCAGACCAATGAATGATCTGATAGAGCACCGGCTGACGCAGCCACAGGGAGATACATGATTTTCGTTCGTCCTTGTTTTCGTATAAACATATGCGTTTTTTTGTTACACTAACCCAATCTACTTCGACTTTAAAATTAGTTAGATTGTACCCTTATTTTTTTTCCACGAGATTAAGCGTCTTCTCTGACGTTGTGGTATCTCGCCTTAACGCCGGCGATGAGCGATGGTTGCGGGAGAAGGATTTGCACCTCCGGTCTCGGCGTTATGAGCGCCGCGAACTGCTACTGTTCCATCCCGCTTTATTGGGCAAGTTAATTTTAGTTTAACCTGCCCGCTATGCTATTCCCCGAGTTGTTCAAGAATTCCCACTAGCGTTCTCAATTGCCACTCCGGTATTGGTTGCCTCTCTGCGACATTCTGCCCTGGAACACTCTTTGCTGTTATGCTTAGCAAGAAACCCTTCAAGAACACTGTTTGATCTAACGTCAATTCAATCTGTTTCTTATCGTTCATCCATCCTTCCGTGAATTTATCTTTCAACTTAAGAAATAACTTATAGTCCTTCAGATCGTATAACCGAGTGTCAAACTTCATGAATAGTCCGTTCAATAATCCCATGTAGTCATCTCGCTTGTACACCTTCTCTCCGTTCAAATCTTTTACCTGCTTCCCCTTTTTATCTATTCCTTCTTCTTGGACCATATCGATGACTATCGGTTTGATCTTGTTCTCCGGCGCCACAGATGACGCGCCAGTATCTTTCATTTGTTCTTTGCTCATAAGTTTATTTTTTTATGCTTTTTAATATTTGCTGAACATCGACCATTGTCCTCTCGTAAAGTTTCTTACCCCATAACTGTTCTGACGCGCCATCCAGACTCATGTTGATTGATGTTGCGGTCAGAGTTAGAAAATGGTCAATGTCTTCTACTTTAACCTCTGCCTCTAAGAAAACTTCCAATATTTTATTCACCACTATCCGGCCCATTGCCTCTCTGAGTTTAGTCATGTCGCCCTGATCCACTGTGATGATCTGCGACACTATCTCTAGTGGCCTTTCCTCTATTGAATCGTCTTCGTAGGTGATTTTGACCACATCTTTCTTGCCGATGAAAGTCTTTCTGTCAATCGGCTCCATGAGTTTGACCTTCTTCGGGCCGATGAAGTTCGAATATGAGACATTCGGAGTTGATACTCCGCTTGTAGTTGATTCTTCTACCATATCTTTTTTTTATTAAGCTAGTTAACGAATCTTTGTTTAAAGAATTCAATCCAATATTCTCTGCGAAAATTGACCTTTGAATTACATCTTCTACAAAGTGTAATCAAATTTTCGGGATTACAATTCTTTTTATCATAGTCAATGTGATGAACCGTGTCGCCGTATTGACTACAATTCTGACAAATATAATTATCTCTTTCTCTAATTGCTCTTTTAAGAGTTTGCGTCCATTCTACAGGATAAGATTCAAAAGATACTCCACCCTTCCAATTCGAAGACTTCTCTCTCAATGCCTTGCCTTTTCTATTTATGGACATTTTTTCTATCGATTCCTCTGAATGATGTTTACCCAACATTCCTTTTCCGTTGTTTTCGCTAATCTTATTTCTAGTTTCTTTTGAATGGTGTTTGCCCCTCATTCCATAATTAGGATTTATCTTAGCGTTTCTTACCCTTGCTTCTCTAAATAATGGTGTAATTTTTCTAGTCTTAGCTCCCTCGCTCATTCTTTTTAAAGCATATTCCGAACGTTTATAAACTCCCATTGGCATAATAAATAATTATATTTTTATGTTCATCAATTTACAAACCGCACATCAATATTATACTCCTTGCCGCTCTCCAGTGATATGACTTTTAATGCCACATCGCCGGTCGCCTCATCTACCATTTTCTGCGCGATCTTTGCTTTCTCTTGAGTATAAAGTCGATTAAAATCTCTTAGATTATATTTACCAGTGGTCCCGTCATCGAATATCACTTCCAATTCTTGCGCCTCTACCCATCTCTGCGTGACCGGATCCTGATAAACTTCGTCTCTGGTAGTTCTCCATCCAAGAATAATCTTGCCAGCTATTTTTCTGAGTCTGACTTCTTTGGGGATTGCCGTTTGATGTCGAGAATACCACAACGCCATCTGTTTCTTGTCTGCCACCGAGATCAGCATATCTCTTTCGCCTCTCATCGCATCCATGTCCTTCTTCATACTCTCAACCAATTTGAGAACATCTGCGAGTTGTGGCTTTGACGCGGCACCGGCACCCAGTTCTTTTTCTACCGTTGGCTTTTTCGCTTGTTTTGATTCTGTCATATAGATGTTAAATTAAATTTATTAAATTATTTTTCCAATACTCCCTGTTAAATTGTGTCCTTCCGTGACATTCATCACATAATGTTATTAGATTTCCAGGATTACAATTCCTCCATTTTATTTTTAGTTGCACGAGAATGTTTCCTCTCTATGAACCCTGAATGTCCTTTAACAAATGACATAATTAAATAAGGTTGTATTTCTTAAGTTCTTGGTCATCGATGCCAAGATTGTGCGCTACATTCTCTGCGCCAGGAGAAAGCTTACCCTCTGTCGGCATCTTTGTTTGAGGGATTCCACCTTGCGCCGAGATCACACTAGCGCTGAAAGGATTCACTGGCCGGCCACCGGTTGCCAAGATATACGCCTGATCGATTCTCTGCTTTCTCTCATCCTCTGTCGCAACATCTCCCTTAAACGAATTATAGAAAAATAATACCTTGTCTTTCAATTCCTTCTCATCTCCTACCAGATTGCCGATCATGTCCTCAACGACTTTCTTTTTAGCTGACGCGCCAATCTCCTCAATCTTTTTGCTGGTGTCTGCTTTTACTTCTTCTATGCTCTTTTTCAATCCCGCTATCTCGTCTTCTCTATCCTTGATCACCGTGCGTTGGCCGGCGAGATTCTTATCCTTAGCTTTCTCTGTCGCTAGTGCCGATTCCTTTTCAGCGAGTTGAGTATTTAGATCATCGATCTCTGCCTGACGATCAGCGTTGGCTTCATCGATTGCTTCGGCCCGGACATCAGCTAGCTTTGACTCTACTTCTGCCGGCGTTAATGCTTCGACGGTATTACCGTCCTTGTTTGTGTACTGTCCCATAATAAATTTAATTAAATTGTCTTAATTAAGGTTTCGACTTTTACTGCGCCTTTGTTAACAACAGAGCGCGAAACTGCGAGAGTCGACCATTAAACATTGGCCTAGCTAAAATAAACTATCCAATATCCCCTATTAAAATTTGTTTTTTGGTGGCAACTGTCACAAAGAGAAATAAGATTTTTGGGGTCAAGGTTGTCTTTATTATAATCTATATGATGAACAGACAATTTTTTGTGCCACCCCACTAATTCATTTTGATGTATTCCACAACCAGACATCTGACAAGTATGTTTGTCTCTTTTTCTAATACTTTCTTTTAAATCATCGGTCCAATCGCTTGGATACGGTTCTTCCCATATTCCACCCCGCCAATTTGGATTTTTATCTCCCCTTTGAGCTTTTCTAAGTTTATTTAAAATTTCTTCTGAAGGATGTCTTCCTATAATTCCATTAGGACCAAAACCGTTTTTATTTCCTTTCATCTTCTCCTTTATTTTTCTCTTAGTTTCTTCTGTGTGATGTTGGCCACTCATTCCTTTGCTTTTAGACATATTATTAAATTTTATTTTTTATATCTCTCCTTTCTCCGGCGGTTCCTCTGCTGGCCTGAACTTAGAATGCGAGATATTTATTTGATCACTAAACCAATTCTGTATCAGAATCAATCCGTTGATTATTCCCCGATTGAACATCAGCTGATCTTGATTCTGCGCCTTCGTTCCTATCTCTATGAGTTGCGCCCAGATAAAAAGCTTTAATACTTTTTCAAAATGCGACCGATAGAATGACTCCGATGATCCCGCTCTCTCGAAGAGTTCCGCCTCATCTAACTTCTCCTTTTCTAATTCATAGATATCGTCCATATCGATTGACGCGAGCTCATGCCGCAATAGCGTGATTATCTTTTCACTGTCCAATTGTTCGCTCATATAAAAATTATTTTAATATTAAAATTATTGTTGGCCATTGGCGCCTGGCTGTTGAATGCTTACTCTTGGCCTTTTTATCATTGGCGCTGATCCACCTCCATTTTGCTGTTCTGGCGCTACTGGCGCGCCTCCTGGCGCCACTACTTGCCCTCCTGGCTCCATACCTGGTATCACTGGCGCTATCGTTTGCTTCTCGAACAGCTTGGTTGGGTCCTCTTCCCACACCTCGGCAAATCTCTCTTCGATGTGCGAAGGATTGAATACTAGTCCAAGATTCTTGCCTTGAGTTATCATTGTCTCAAACATCAGTTTTGACATCTCGCTTGATTTCTTCTCTCTGGCCACGACGTTGACTGTCCAAGTTAACTTCGCCTCTTCTAATTCCCTTGGGTTCAATGCGATGATTCTAAATGGCACGCCATATTGCTCTTGCATCTGATCTTCCCTGTTCATCAATTCTTCCGATGTCATCTTCTCTTCGGTTGGCATAACCATCCGAATGCCTGGCCCTTCGCCATCAATATTCCTTTGCCTGCTTACTATTCGATATCTATTTCTTAACGCCTGCCTTGCCTTGTCTAGAACATTATCGATTGGATTGAACCAGTTCTTGAGCAGAGTCATCAATCTTAAAATTGCTAATTTCTTTTCCAATAAACTGGCCGTAAATATTGTTAACCCTAACATCATCTTAGCCTGTCGTTGAATCTCTACGATCTGAGTCGCAGTGACTTGGCCTGATTCTGGAGATCCGGTGAACGTCTGCGAAGTCGTGTCGCGGTCAATGCCATTGGTCATCAGTTTAATCATACTAAATTCTCCATTGGTCACGCCCTGCACTTCGTATGGAGATATCGGCACCAACGTTCCCGGCTGAATGCCCATCGTGATTGTGTTCGGCCGTAATACGTTTGGCGATATAACCCTGCCACTAGTATTAACATATGGCGGCAAATAAGATTTTTTATCTTTAAGCAATGCCAGTTTTGTCATCTCGTCCAGCATCTGCACTGGATTTTTATTTTCAAATAAAAATGATTTGCCATACGAAAAGTCTGCTCTGATTGGTTTATAGTTTTGTTGCGCGATATTATATTCTCTGTGGCCCCATGGAAAAGGAAATCCAAGAGGCAACATCGGAACGCTGTTGATAATTATTTGATACTCGCTGTCCGGCTTGCTCTGATATTTTATAACTTCTAAATCTTTATTCTCGCTCATCGCCTCTAGCAATCTCCAATCTCCTCTGACCATTGTTCCCATCGCTTGTCCGCCGGTGAATGAAACTGTCGCGTTGGGATTAACATGCTTGAACATTTCAAATCCTCCGTAGATTGCCTTTGCCTTCTGAAATGAAAGATATTGCACTGTGAAAATGTATGGCTGTTCGCTGATTAAATATTTCGTCAGATCTCCCAGATAAACAGAAAGACCACTCAGAATATTTCTGGTTGGTCTGCCTTGTTGCCTTACTATTTTATTTTTTATTTTTACTCCGCGAAATTGTCCGTGATAATTTCCCACGACTTCTCTCTCTATCACTAATCTATCATCCCATAATTCTTCCACGAACACGAAGCCCTGTTTTAACATTTCATATTGCCTTAGCATTTTCTTTTCTTCGTCTTCGTCCAGCTCTTCTGTTTTGTCAATCACATCTTCCATCGCGTTTCCTAATTTCGTAATTGCTATTTCGTCTTCATTGTATGCGACGATGTCAGCTGACAAATTTAATCCTAGCAATGAAGATAGAAATCCGAATAATTTTGTTCGAAGCGTTCCCGATTTATATTGAATATCATTTTTATCTTTCTTCGGTTTCAATTCAACGTTCGCCATCGCCTCATTCGATTGATGATATTCGGTAAACGTCATGTAGTCAAACTCTTTGTGATTTTGCTCTCTGATCGTCGCAGAATTTTCTAATTTCTTTTGAAGTTTGTTCAGATATTTTTGCTCTTCCTCTGAATAAGTTGGCGGCACAATAACAAGATTCTCTTGATCTTCGACGAGAACACTATTTGTTGGCGCTGTTAATGTTACTCCATTCATCTCCGGCGCTGTTAATGTTACTCCCCCTTGATTTGCCATATAATTTATAATGTAACATATAATGACATTCTCGGCATAGAGTAATGCCATTATCTAAATTAAATCTTAGTTTAGAATATTTTGTCCAAGACTTTATATGATGTGCTTGTAAATAAATCGGCTCTCCCTTTTTATCTTTCTTAATGAAACCAGATTATTACCCTTTTGAAATCCTTTTAATCCTTTTGGCATATATTTTATAAATAAATAAAAGGGCCGTCTTTATTTTTCATAAAAATTTCCCTTTTCTATTTAATTTAATTGTAGTCTTATTTTTTAATATCGCAAGCGTCCTCTCATAAAGTTATCCCCTGTTTACCAACAACCATTTTGTCGATGCGGTGAATATGGTTTCGCCTCTATTCCGGGAACGGATTGTGCGGGTCAAAACTCTTGTCCTCTCTCATCCTTTCCATCTCTTCTTCTTCTGGGTCCATCGGCACCATGTCAATCGTAGCGAACGTATTGGCCAGCGCATCAGCCACGTCCGGCGATTGTATTCCATCCTTCAGCATATCCTCTTTACTCATTATCTGCATCTTGCCTCGCTTGCCCTCTAATTGCACCCGATACCTTATTTTAGATAATTCATACCAGTCGTCATCTCTCTCTAGCTTTCCCCCGGCCAAGACCCATTCTCTCAATCTCCAATAATTCTCCGCTCTCTTATTTACGAACCTACTCTCATCGATTGCCTTCTCTGCGTTGTTGACTCCTATCACCCATCCAGGTTTCATTCTGTTTAGCAAATCATAATGGCCCTTGCCTACTCCTATTTTATCAATGGCCGCCTCCTGCGGATTATCACTTTCTTTTATGTTCAGCACCACCTCGACCAAGTTCATTGTGTCCGGATCCCCGCTCTTGTGCAACTTGCGCGCGAAGTTTGAATATCTTTGAATCACTACGCTGAAGTTCTTGCCACCGCCGGCCACATCCACTCCTAATTTATTTACTCCGAACCCTCTGGCCGTATCAATCATCGCCCGCTCGACTTCATCTCTTGTCAATAATTGTATCCATCCTTTGTTCTCCATAATTCCTTGCTTTGGAAATTTGCACTCATAGAGCACATCGAAGAATGGCTGTTTGCGCATCTCGTCTACATACGCCGGCAAGAGTCTTCCTTCTTTTATTGCCTGATGATAGTCGATTATTACTTTATGATAATTATCGTCATCGTGAGATTTTCTAAAGTGATCGCTCTCCCAGGGATTGCCAACCTTAACCAAAAAATTCTCTGGTTGATCGCCCAACATTCTCATCACCAGCGCGTGATCATTCTCGTTGATCAGAGCGCTCTCGTCCTCTACTACATTCGGCGCGCCCAATCCCATTGCTCCGGCGGCCGTAGTAATAAACAATTCACCCAACAGTCCGTACCCTAAATTAAAATTTATTTTATCCTTATTTCTAAATCTCTTAATTCTCTCTTCATCTTCTCCTTTGGCGAAGATAAATTTTGCTCGCATATACTCACTGTCAAAAATATGTTTAATACAATCGCCAATGATGATTCCCGCCTTTTCTTTTTCTCCGGCCGCTATCGCCCACTTCTCTGCATAGGTTGAAATGCGCGTCAGCACCGCCATTGAAATCGTTTCTGATTTTCCGTAGCGGGTCGGCGTTTCAATATGAACGCGCGGATGCTTTTTCTTGGCGATTGCGTCGAATATCTCTACTTGGCCATCTGTCAAAATAAATGGCTGACCCTTGTCATTTTTGAAGAATCTCTTGACCCACTCCCGACTATTTGTTTTATCATCAAAGTCTACCATAACCCTCAAAAGGCCTATCTTGGCCCATTATTGCCTATTAACGTCGCGTCACGATCGCGCTACGCTTGTTTATTTCTTATAGTCGCCCTATCACCCGACTATCTTCTAGCTTTCAAGCCACGTCTTCACTGAGTTCGTTAAATCCTCTAACGCCTGCGAATGAACATTCATCTGTTGACTCTCCTGCCACTGCTCGACGAACTGCAACCAAAGCTTTACCTCCGCCGCATTTCCTTGTTTCATTATCTGCCGGTAAATTGAGATCATCACGTTCGGCGTTAGCTTCTTAAGCCAGAACCCGATGCTATCTTTTATTAAATTATCCTCTTCTATTTTTTTATTCCAGTCGCTTAATGTTTCTTGAGCCACTTTATATTTCGTCGCAAATTCGGTCTGATTTTTGAGTGTCAATAATTCCACCGTGATTGGGTCGTCGATTCCCAGCGCATTCATTTCGCTTATTGACTTTCCTTTTAGAATTCCAGGCAAGGATCGCCACATCACATAAGTTTGGAAATCTTGCATCTTACGGACAGGACGCTTTTTTATTGGTTTAGTTTGGTGCTTAGTTTTTTCTACTCTTGGCATATTTTTCTCTTAATTTTTTAATTAAATCTTTTAATAAACGAGAATAGAATTCTGCTTGAGCCATTTTATACCCAAGCATAAATTGTTCCGACGATGCTACCGCCATCGTATCATTTATATATTCTATTTGTTTTTTCACCTCATCCAAAGTCTCTTTGGCTGTCGCTATCTTTGACCTCTTCATTATCTGACGACTTTCCTCTCTGACCCTACCACCAAAAAAATTAAGTTGACAAAGAAGATAATCAAAATCACTCTTACTAACCTCAGCACCTTTCCTCATAAACCAACCAATAATATCGTTTGCTATTTTTTTATCCCACCTCTCGTCTGCCTTGTGTTCTCTATTAAAAATCTTCTTTATCGTCATATGGTTCAAATTTAAAATAAATTATTCTAGATATTAACTTTATTATCCAACACATCCATCTTGGATGATACTCCCCATAAACTTCATCAAATTGTTGCTCTGTTAATTTCATACTATTTTATCTCTTTTATCTTCTTAAACATCCACACTGCCGAGACGTTGGCCCAGTTGTTATCTGTCCTCAAGAACACTCTCTCTAGCATAACATATTTTGAGGTTGGGCGCCACGTGCAGTTATAGATTATCCTGCCGCCAGTCTTGCAGACCCTCATCGCCTCGAAGAATGGCGCCTGTCGCTTGAAAAAACTTAACTTCCAGGGCGGGTCGCTGATCACCGTGTCAAATGTTTCGTTCGTGAATGGCAAGTGATTCATATCTGCTTTGACTACTTCCTCGCTCTGTGGCTCTAAATCTATTTTAACGTCTCCTAATTCTGACAATCCGTTGCAGATATTTATTGAGTAGCCGGCCACGTATGGCCTGATCAGATCCACTACTTGAATTGGCCACACCCAGCTCTCTTCCAATTGGCAATTCCTGTTTATCTTACCGCCGGCCAGTTGACCGCCCTTCTTAACCTTTTTTCTCCTTAGGCTTTTGATCATAAAATAAATTATCTATTACTTTTAATTCCAATACTTTAGCAATTAGTTCTTTTAATCTTTGCTTTGCTTGCCACTCGAACCACTCGACAAAACCATCAACATATGTTTTATTGGTTTTGTTCATATGGTCCATTATAGCAAATTTATCTATTACTGTCAAAAAACGCTTTAGCAAATCCGGCCGGCGTGATTGCCCTTATGTCTGATCTATTTAACTTCATTTCTTTCGCCCATTTAGGTTTTACCGGCGAATACCAATCCTTGTGCGATGTCCTTGTGGAGGGCAAATCTTCCGGACGTCTGTTAATGCTTTTCTTAGGTTGATTAAAATAACCCCATATCGCATATCTTTTTGTTCTTCCTATGCCAATTTCTCCCATCTCCCAACCCTGAAAATAGAAAGCAGGTTTTCCTAAGAAATTATATAAATAACCAAGTGGATTTTCTAATGCCCAGAATTTCAATGGCGCACCATTTTTCTGAATATTCCAAATTATTTCTAAACAAGATTTTACCACTTCAAATCCCTCAGTAAAATTCCTTTTCTCCTTTGGGTGTCGCCAATCTGCTCGACTGAATATCGTGCAAGGCGGCGCGGCAAGAATTCCATAAACGTTCTTAGGTAGAAAACGTAGATCTAAATATCTAACGTCATACTCCGGCCACGTAATCAATCTCACGTCATATCCCGCATCTTTGTATGGCTTGGACCAGGCGCCGGTGCCACCGCACAGATCTAGTATAATTTTTTTGTTCATAAATTTTTATTTATCACCGATCTTGCCGACATTCTTTTGACAATTATGAAGGACATAGCCCTTAATCCACTCACCGCATTTTGGACAATAATCAATTTCGATTGTTTTCAACTTAAATATTCTACGTCCAACATTCTCCGCGCGATGACTTGCCATTAAATCTGCGCCTCCTTTACCAATTGAGTGATTATACATAAAATTATTTATTTGCTGGCGTGAATAGTGGCGTTAAATTATTCAATGCCCAACACTCCTTAAATTCTTTATCTTTTGGAGTAATATAGTGAAACAAATTTTTCGGTCTAATATGGTCTATATGCCAATAACTTCCGTAATTTTTCCAAGTCATCTTATCGTCAAATCGTTCTTCTAAGTGAATCATCAAATCTTCAATTCCGTATCCAACCAATTCCCTCCAACTTCTCCTAGATTTACCCTCTTTTAAAGAAAACCCTATCAAACGAGACACATTGCTGTCAATTCTAAACTTTGGATTTTCTTTTTTTCTTTTCCGATTATATTCATTGATATGATTTCTATGATTTTTATTGTATTCTTTTCCACCCGATGATTCTTTGGATTGCGCGGATTAGGCTTAATCTCTTCAATTTTTAATGTTTTTGTTATCATTTTATTGTTTTTTATTATTTTAAAAATTCTTCCAATTGTTCTTTATTGTTATTCTTTTGTCCATATATTTTATGAAATTCTTGATGTATTGCTCTCATCAATGTTATCCCGTTATTTATATTCCAAAGTTCCTCACATACCAACGCCTGTTCCAATGTCTTAATTTGATATTCTTCAATTATTTTACTCAATGATTTAATATGATGAGACTCAATTTCACCAATTTTTTGACCAGACTTTTGACAAGTATAATTATATTTTTCAAATACATCAGACCGCCACTGACGATATTTAAAACAATCCCTTATTCTATTAACTAATAATTTAAGTCCCCCTTTACCGTCAGAATTTTTTAATATCCGAAGAGATTCACTTATCTTCTTTCTAGTTTCCATTGGAAGATGTTTTCCCCTCATTGATTCAGATATTTTTCTTCTAGTAGTTTCTGAAAAATGTTTACCGAACATTGGATTTTTATCACCAATCATTAAACCAGTAAGAGATTCACTCAAATGTTTTTTATGTTCTTCTGACAATTTTCTACCCGCTTTGCGTAGATAAACGCCACTTCTTCCCTTTTTTCCTGCCATAATATTATAAATTATTTAGATTGGAGTGTCTGACGACGTTATGATGAGCGGGATTTTCAGCGCCCACTCCGGCCATCGCCAGACGCCCGTCCAATCAGCGGGTGGAAAATGCCGGAGTTATTTAGAACTACTTGCTGGATAGATGAGGGCGTTATGAAAAACCCTTGTCCAAGGCCACCCCGGACACCCCCATCACCGTCCAGCTCGGTGTAATCGTTTCCCGGAGTGTTACTAAAACTTATTTTAAATATAAATCAATACATTTTTTTGCCGACTCAAATCCACGACAACAAACTGAATAATATCCTCTCTTATCTAATTCAACGAGCCAATCGTCTTGTTCGTACGAAAGCACTCCATTCTTATCTACTTTTAGCTCAATAAATAATCCGTGATATTTTCCTCTTGGCTCGAAAATAGCCAAATCAGGAAACCCCTTTTTGTGACCAGACGCCTTCATTCTTTTCCCGCGCATTATCGCCTGTATCCCTTCGCCATACCTTTGACCACCACAATCGGCATTAAACAAAACATCAGGGTATTGATAAGATAAATAATTAACCACCGCTACTTGAATTTGGTATTCTTCATTTTTCATAGACATTTTCTAATTATAATTATTTTTTAAATATTTTTTCCTCAATTAGTTTGATTTCGTTAGCATCAAATTTCTCCCGATTTTCTTCTAGCATTTTCTTGTCCTTAGTTATTATAATCTTCTTCATCACCTCATTCTTCTCCTGTTTCCTGTCATCCGAGTCTATCTCTTCCACAGTCATCCCAGTCGCCTCGCAGATGAATTCTTTTAATGGCCGTTGCACAAATATTTCAACCGCCCAGAATTGACTTGCCTTGCCACTATACTCCGGCTTCTCTTTGTTAATGACTCCCATTGCTATCTTCATCGCCTCTTCAAAATCATAGGCCAATCCCTGCCACAACAGTGCGCCCGCCTCGGTCTTACTTTTTAGACTCAATGCGAAGATTTTAGGATATACTTCCTTCTTTTTTAGTTTGTTAAATATTTTAAATATTTCCATATTTATTTTAGTTAAGAACCAAAGGTGGAGTACCCAGAGTGTTCTTCATATGCGAAACACTGTATTTAGAACTTGGCTTCCTGCCTCCGCACGTAACCGTTCTCTTTCTTGACCTTGTTTGTTTTACTGCATTAGAAACTCCGAATAAATTTTCTTTTCTGCAATCTAACGTATTTTTATTTTTGAAAGTGACGCAATCAACCGCCTCCAGGCTTATCAAAAATTGATGCATATATATTTGAGTGCCACGTTTAGTCATCCTATTCATTGCCTTGATAACCGCGAACCAATCACTATATTTTCTTATAGCGTGCCATCTGAATTTTGAAAGATATTTATAATCTTCATCATCTAGAATGGCGTATTTATTGTTATTCAATTTTATCTTTTTCATAATCTATTCTCTTTGCCTTTTAACCCAGTGCTTATCGCCGAACATTGCCGTCTGATCCAGTCGCGCGTCTTCCCGTTCCGGCCCCATCGGCTCTGTTTCGAAAGTCTGCTCGAACTTCTCCGGAGGGATAGAACTCTTCGGCGCATCCACTTTGTTGCCAGCCACCTCTCTTATTATATCACGTATACTGACCATTTCAACCGAGCTGTCAATCACCTGCCCATGGTACGTCTTCATCTTGCGTGGCACGCGCGCCCGGCCCATGAAGAATTCCTTGCCCAGATCTGTTATCATCCAATATCCGGCATCCTGCGATCCATGGCCCATCTTCTTAACTATACTAAAATATTGAAGTTTTTGAAAATTATTATATTCGTTGATGTTTAGACCGAGATCATATGCCGGATGGACTTGATTCTTTTTAGTCTCTCTTATTTTTTGAGCGAACTTCTGGAATGCCTCGACTAGGCCCGGCGTTAAATTGTGCCAGTATGCCCGAATAGAACTACCACAAACCTCACAATGAGAACTTTTCATAAAATATTTTACTACTTATTAGCACTCTCGCTTGACGATACTTGAAACAATTTCTTACTTGAAAATATAATAAAGTAATTCCTCCTTGCCAATTCCAGTGCTTTTCTCCTTTGTGAGAATATCTCATTTTTTCTTTAGTTAAATCAGAACATTTTAATCCCTTATGACCTTCTGATAAATTCTCCTTCCATTTCTTTGACCTTGGTGGTCTTTCCTTACCAATCAATTTTTCTCTTATCTGCTGTTTAGTTTTTTCAGAACGTGGTCTATGTTGATAAATTCCTATTGGCATAATTATTTTTTAACTAACACTGCCTCTAATTTTTTAATAGAAAGAGAGAATCGACCATTCTCATAACTTATCAATTCAAATTTTAATCGCAGATCAGTCGAACAATGCTCGCACTTCATCTCTTTGCATGTTTGCGCGCCCACCGTCTTGTCGCAGACTGGGCAGACTAAGTTTCCCATAGTTATTTGCTCTTTAATTTAAAAGTAGCTTCAACCTGGCACCCCTGCCAACTCACCAGTCTTGTCACCGCCTCACTTTGTGGTATTCCCTCTTTACCGTCACCGCCGATCTCCATCTCAAGTGAATAATGTTTATCTGACTTGAAATATTTTAGAATTGGCCCATCGACGTTAATCACAATCTCCTGATCTGCTTGGCCGGTGACCATTAGGATTGCCTTGCGAATATGCTTACAAAAGTCTACTGTGGCCGGACAAGTGCAAGACCATTGCCATTCGCCAACATCATCGCTATCTACGTCATCGTAACTAGCTGTCACTATCCATTCCACGCCCGGCTGACTCTCGCTTTTGATTTTAAATGTTTTTTGCATCATATTATACCTCTTTAAAAATTTTATAATTATTATCTTTAACTATTTTGATTGCTTGTTCGAGAGTCAAGTCTTCGATAGGTTCAAGTTTTCGAGAACTCAAGAACTTCCGGGCCACGGACAGACCGACGAAGTCGTGGCGATCGTCATCCCAGTAGTTGTAGACGTAGAGACCATGCGCATCGAAGGAGCCGAGACAAACGCGACTGCCGTCCGAGGCGCGGAGATTTGTTCTAACCCACCAGTCTTCTAACAATCTTTCACCTGTTTTTTTATAGTGTTCTAAAATAAACTCAACTATAACCGCAGGATGTGCCACATCAAATCCTTTCCCAATCTTTTTAACCTGTTCATCGTAAGTCAAATCAACAAGTTTCTTGTCTAAAACAATTTCATATTCTCCTGGCTCTGCTTTTTCTTTAACAAAGGGTTTGTTTAACCACCAATCATTATTATAAAATCCAGATGAGCCAGTGCCATATTGCTCTCTTAGTTCGAGCAAAGATTTGCCTGAATAAGAATGAATCAGTTTAGTCATAAAATTATTTAATAAGTAAGTTAGGATTCTCATAGATATTGAAAGTCTTCCATTTGCGACTATTACAATTTCTACAAAGTGGTTGTATATTTTTGATAAAATCTGTTCCACCCAAAGAAAGAGGCTTAATATGGTCTTTAGTTAGTTTCTTATTCTCACCACATTTAGCACATTTATAATTAAATTTTTTACATAACTTCTGCCAATCTTCAAGAGTATGAGAGCCTTTAGCATATTTTTCTCTGGCATATCTTCTCGCTTTAAGGTGGGCAATTCTTTCTGGGTGTAATTTGGCATATCTTTTATAATAAACTTGCTTATTTTCTCCTATTTTTCTTATGCCCCTATAGGCAAATTGCTCTTGAAATGGAAGTTTTGTTTTTCGAAATTCTGAATAACATTTTTGATTACAAAAAACTCTCTTATATCGTTTAATAATTGATGGCTTTTTAATAACTTTCTTATTACAATTTGAACATTTTGTTAGCATATAGTTATGATAGCACCTTATTGATTTTTAAGCAAGTGGCTATCTTGGTAGATATTGCCGATGACTTCACTGATTCTACGTAAACTTGAATCTTTATCATAAACCCAATTCTTAGTTCCTACTCTTTTTATGCCAAAACCAACCATTTCAAATCTTCCGTTCAAATACCATTCAATTATTCCTACACCAGCAAGTCCTTTTAACCTTACAATATCCCCTTCGTAAACATCCTTACCATTTTTATCGGTTAAGCCAGTGAATTGCATCATGACGTAATTTGTTTTATCTTCTACTACCTTTTTTAATTCCCTAAAAATCATCTCTACATTCTCTCTCTTGCTATAAAAATCTAACTTAAGCATTTTTTCTATTTTTTTATCCCATGCCCTAAAACTTATTTCTCTTGTCATAAATTCTCTTATTAGCGGGGTGAGGGGTGGGACTCGAACCCACTTCTTCGCCTGTCGGCGACGTCTGAACCCCTCGACTTTCCCTCACCCCCGATTTGTTAAGTTTCCCATCAATGTGCCCGAGTTTACGCGCGGACATATGTGGCGCTTTCGCGACCACAACTCTATTCTCAGGCACATTGTCGAAAGCTTACTTATTCCCTTAGTACGGAATATCTTCAGGATTGATCTTGCTCTGACCCTCTTCATCCGGAGGCGGAGGAACATCTTCACTGCTCGCAGGTGTCTTTAATTTTCCCTCCACATCATCAATCAACACAGTGAAGTCTTTGAATTGTTTTCCTTTTCTTTTCGGACTATCCTTCATTCCCTCGAAGATAATTTTGATCTTCGAATTAGTCTCGATCGCAGACATCTTGGGAGTCAGAACAGTCGAACCCCAGACACCAACATTCTCTTCTCCGGTATCAAGAGTATAAAGATTACTGCTATTCTCGCCGACGTTAATCTTCACACCTACCAGAACTCCGGATATCTCCTTGGTATAGATATGCTTAAGACCTTTAGGGTCTTTTTCCTTGTGGTTGCCAATGGGATCCCATGTTTTATCATTTTGAGGTGATACTTCTTTCCATGCACACATAAAATTATTTCTTACCTTTCTTAACCTTGATTACTTTGATAGTTTTTTCGCTGGTTTCACAGCGTCGACTTTTAGATTTTTTCTTAACCATGCTAAGTTCTGGTCTGCTAATTGAAATTGTAACTTGAACTGCTCTGGGAATGGCGCATTGACTATTTTGCTCGCCATCACCTCTGCCGCGTCATTCAGCGCCACACAGGCCAAGATTGAATTCGACTTCTCATCATGCATCACTTTGATCCGGTTAATTTCTTCCGCATCCCAGATCAACTTCTTCCCCAATAGTTTTTTCTCATTGTTTTTGAGATTTACTTTTGGCATTTTAATCGTCTTCATAAAATTTTTCTTTATTAGATTAGAACTCTTTGTGACAAATATCCCAGTACCCACATCCTGTTTCCGTACACATAAAATTGTGCGGATTTGGGTAGAAATTCTCATCTGATATGGCCTTAGCCACCGATGAGACTGTCCGGAGAAACCTGTCAATCTCTTTCTTCGTGACCTTTTTGTCAATCGCCATTATCTTCGGTTCCTTGGTCTTGATCAGATAATGTATCCTTGATTTCGCCTCCTGCTCTTTATTCTCTGCCCGATAGAGCATCGAGTAGCCAATCAGTTGCAGGTTGTGGTCGGCCGAGATGTCTGAAGGTGTCCGGGCGGTTGTCTTGTGGTCCGTGATCACGAACTTCGTGTCTACCAGATCCAGGAAACCCATGAACGTTTTCCCAAGGCCCTCTAACTGAATCTCATATTTCTGCTCGACCATGAGCGGTTGGATTGTCGGCGCGACTTCGATCTGATACTTCTCTAGCAATCTTAGGCCCTGATCCTTGAATACTTCCTTTTTCTCTTTTTCCTCCTTCCACTCCACGTCCAATCCTCTCTTATTGAATTCTTCATCATAGCATTCCATCACATCTGCCGGCTTCAAGTCTTTGCCTGATTTGATTTTCTGCTTGTAGTTATATTCCAGCGCCTTGTGGACCGAACTGCCAAGCATCATTGCCGCCTTTGGTGGATTCTTTATCTCCCGAATATAGCTGAAGTAATACTGCAGAGGACACCGGAGATAAGTGTTGATTTGACTCACTGATAAATGTTTGCTCATAGACATTGTGCTTTATATGCATCATTTTCTGCTTGCGTGGCGAATGCCTCATCCTCTTCTATCTCTCTCTGCGTCCGGCCCAAGAACTTCTGCTGATTCTTCCGGCTTAGTTCATGAGCAATCTCTTGAATTGTTTGTTCTTGTTTCATAAATGATTTTCTATTGTTGATTAAATCGACCTTTCTATAAATACTTTTTTAATTTATTTTTTATAGTTAATTCGCTCAACTCTCCCGCAAAATCGTTCCAATCGTTTCGGCCAGGACCAATAGAAACTCGCAATTTACCCTGGCTAAAGACTACGCGCTGGCCCAGATAAAAGGCCTGGACTCTCCCTTCTTTTAAATCTCCTAATGTCCGATTCTGTTGTTTTAAATTACCACCCACTGTGTTGTCCTTGATACTGTCACTGTACTGTCTTATATTAGAATTTCCCTTTAGGGCAAATCTCCCATCCTTATGGGCAAATCTCCCATCCTTATGGGCAAATCTCTTTTTTGCCTTATTGAGCCTTATAATCAATCCGTATGGCGTTCTTGTGAGCATTAAATATCCTTTGTTTTTTAATTTATTGAGATTTTTAGATATTTTAGGCTCCGTAATGCCTATTTCGTTCGCTATCTCTTTAAGATTTACCGGTTTACCTCCTAGAATATAGCCAATTCCTTCATCATCAACTTTAGTAATTTTATCTAAGCACCACATAAATTCCCACACAGCAGTTCCCATCGCCTTTCTATGCTTTGGGTCTAAGAGATTGTTTGTTACTTCTATGTAAAATCCCTTCATAGATTATTCGTTATAAATCCAGATACTTTTAATAAGCGAGTGATCTAAATAAATTCCCTTAATTCAACTTGGCTTATCGTAATCTTGTGCTATAACGAGGCAGATATAATCCTCTCCACTTTCTTTAATCTCTCCGACATAACTTTCTCTTTTTCCTTTAGATATAAAATTATCTACCAGTACAGATATTTTGTGTCCAATTAACTTGTCAAAAATTTCTTTGTTCATAGTTTATTTCTTAATAAGCAAAATGCTGGCGATAGGATCAAATCTTTTTCCCTTGCGAGAAATCGGTTTGATTGCGCTCACCAGCATTTTGCTTCCTATCAATTTAGAGCGCTTATTAAGTATAAACCATTTTCACTGTTTGTCAAAGAAGTTTTCCCCCTTTGTCTATTGTTGTCCCCACCTTTATGCCCTTATCTTAGAATTTCTACGAGTTTATTCTGCCGGCCCCACTGCATTGCCTCTTCGTAGTTGAATCCCAATATGTCAAAGTAATTGCCATTTCTATATCTTAGCCCCATCCTATCCTCGCATGTCATCACGATCCCATCTATTCTGACTTTCTGCCCGAATGCCAGGTACCCTGGGCATGCCACCGTGCCGAGATAGACTTCCTTGCCGCTGGCCATAATATTTGGCGTATCATCACACTGGCCCGCTACCGGATTATACATTGTCACCTCTGCCTCGATTATCTGCGGTATTTCCGGCTGCACATAAAAATAACTTTGTGGTGCACTGACTGGTGTGGCGTTAGATAAATGAGGTAGTCTTTTTAAAACCATCCCTTTACACACCAGCCAGATGCAGACCACTAATAGGATTATTATCAGCAACCAACTGAAGACGTTTGGCATTCTCCTTGGCTGATATTTTTGGATGCTGTCGACAAATATTTTTTTCATAGATTATTTAATCACAAGTATGATCTCTACGTAAAAATCTCTCGCTAGTTTTTCTAAGCTCTTCTCTAAGCGTCTTTTTGTCTAACCAGCTTTCTAATTCGGACCAACTAGGTATTTTCTTTAATTGTGTTTTTCTGTCTTGTTCCCAATAGGGGACAATCTCGCGCCTCATAAAATTATTTTAATCTGCTGTGAATTATCTGGCACACCCTGCCATCCGAAATATTAAAAAGACGGGCGACTTCTTTCATCGTAAATCCCCGCTTGTGTGCACTAATTATTCTCTCATTGCGATTTTTTATTATTTTGATTCTCCTTTGATTCTTCCCATTCTCTCCGTTGACATTTCGTTTAATAAACTGACAGTTCATACAAAGAGTCTGATGACCTTTTGGATAATTATTTTTTTTAAGCCACGGATAAGTTGATTTCGTTCTATTCTCTCTCCTAAACTTAGCCCCATCACCGTTGATGTGATCTATACTCAATGCCCTTATATCATTAAAACCACATTGAACACATTTTAGTACGCCATTCCCATAATGTGTCAACACTTCTTTTTTTAAGAGTAAAGATTTATTTTTTCTATATTCTTGGTTCATATTTTTTTCCTAACTATTGTCCGCACACTTTCGTGCGAGATATTAAAAAGGGCAGCGATTGCGCGCAACGCCAACCCCTGCTTGTAAAGGATTTTAATTTTTTTATTTCGGCCTTCTAAACTTTTTATTTTGTATTTTGAATATGTCATAAAGTTTCTTATATTTTTATTCTACTACTATGTCAAACTTTGTCAAGTGATTTTAATAAGTTATCCCCCGATATAACCCTTGTGATTATTATCTTATAGCCCGATAGCAAAAAAACTGATAATTTTTCATTATTTTTCGTTTTTACGAATTAACTTAATTATCACTTATAATAAAAAAGTGGCCGCTGTCTTACGACAGAAGAGGCAGGAAATAAAGATTAAAAAACCTGCTCTATTTAACGACCACTTTTCTTCTTCCTATTGTTGCTGTCCTTTTCCGTAGCCCTGAGACGGATTCAATTTGAAGTAAGAAATCAATACCACAAGTACTCCATCAATAATCAAGGCCCATGGCGCCGGCACCAATTGCTTAATGGCGTTGAATCCATTAAAAAGAAATGCTACGACCGCCATCCAGAAGGTCCGGGATTTTAAAAGCTTTAGCATAAGGATTAAATTAACTAGTTAATAAACACTGATCGGCTTTATGATTTTATATTTTTTCAACTCTTCTTCCGTGATCATCGAGTACGCCCACCCATCCGTTTGCTTTCTGTTTGACAGCTCCCAATAAGTTCCTGAGTTCTTAATCGGCGCCAACACCGGCAGATCTCCGTCAACCTTCAGATAGATCGTCGAACTGGTCTTTGTCTTTACAAAGTTCGCGATTATCCGGGCCAAGCTGAATTTCATCGCATAGCTGATCCCGGACCAATCATAGTCGTAGACATTGGTGCCAAAATTCTGGTAGTGATCAAACATCTTGGCCTTGCCAGTGTCCTTGTTCTCGCCAAAACATGTGATCGCGTGACTACTATTATAGGCGATGACCTGGATCGGGCTATATCTTAAATTCGCAATCAGATTGTCCTTGGTCACCGGCCAGATAAATTCGCCATTTGGAATATACAATTCAAGGAATTTCTTGCTCTTATCTATCACCGCCTGCGGCACATCTGCATAGTATTGCTTTTTTGTGGTCATGTTCGGTTCTAATGGCCATTCTCTTTCGGCCGTCAATCCATATTTTCTAATAGTGTTCAGAACATTCATCGGCCAGTTTCCATTATTCTTATCAGTGTTTGATAATTTAGCTATAGATCGATCGCTGAAGTTAACCTCTACTCCAAATAATCTTTTGAATAATATCTCGAAGCAATTCAATTGAGAGAAAGTGACACAACCCAATGTATCAATTGACTGCTCTATTAACTGGCTCTCATACACTGGCAGAAAATTATCCCACTGCCCGTCCTCTTGTAAAGCGACCTGCGGGACCGGTGACGCTCCGGCCATAAAGTCCCTAGCCACTTCTGCCGCTGATCGCGGGTCCTTGATTACTCCATGATTCTTGTACATAATGCCTCTTATTTGGCGCTAGGATGCCCTCCCTGAGCGCCTTAACGTATTAGTTGAGTCTTTATGCCTCTTAAATGGCAGGCGGGCGATTGCCAAAATTTTATTCTTAAAATTTATTGTCCATACTTTACCTTGTTGCCATATTTGACTTTACCTTCGCCATATGTGACCCCACCGCCATATTTCACCTTGCCCCCCGTAGACACTCCGCCGTATTTCTTTGTAGTTTCTGCGCCTTTGCCAAACCACCAATAATAAAACTTACCAATTAAGGGAATATCCTGAACTGTCTTTAGTTGATTTATGTCTGCCGATTTATCAAAATCTTTATATAGACTCATCAAATCTTTTGAGATATTGTCTACAAAATTTGTTGGAGGAGTTGCCTGTTCCAGTAATGCAGATCCCGCACCAACCTCGCTTATTCTCCTTACTGCATATCTGCTGGTAAATCCGGCCAACGTTGCGAGCTGATCAATCACCCTATCAGAGAGTTTTGTTTTTCTGTTGGTCAAAATGTCTTTAATCTCATCTGCGGTCCCATTTGTTAGCACCAGAAGGAATGCCAGGTATAATAAATTCTTTATTCCCTTCCACCAATTTCCTCTCTTCATTTCTCTGAATGCTTCTCGCCTAAAGATGTCAAATTGCTTTATAGTATAAGATTTAAGCATATAGAATATTCTTCCATTGCCCGCCTTAAGATATGTTTCCGGCATTTCAGATAAAGCAACAGGATGAAAATCAAGCAATTCGTTAAACGCGAGGAACTTGACGTTCTCCTTTATCTCTCCACTCTTCAAATCAATCAGAACCTGATCCGCCTCTTTGCCAAATATATCGTCTATTTTTTTAAGAAAATCTATATTCGAACTCTTTGCAAGTTTCTGATATTTTTCAACCGCTGAATTTATCAATGCCTCTTTCCCCAATCTATCTATTTTATTCAGTCCGGTTAAAGTGAATACCTTGTCTACCGTTTTTGCTGTCTTGCCAGAATCAGAAAACTCTGAAGCTATTCTGCTTGCCTCAATTCCAAGCGATTCTTTAGTTATTTTGGATTTACCTAAAATCCCTCGAACATCAGCTTTAATCGTTCTCATCCATCCTCCCCTGTAAATTGACCAGGCCTGATCGCCCAGCTGTGTGACTGCATTAAGAAAACTACCCATAACATCGATATACGCCAGATTCTTATAAGTCCCCACGATCCCGTGCGTTCCTTTCGGATTAAATCTGGCGTTGAGGATACTTCTCAATTCTAACTCTTGCCGGGGAGTAATTTTTCCCTTAGCCAATAAATCGACCGTATATGCGCCGATACTGTCTTCTATGTTATTAAATCCTTCCGCTTTGTTTCCTTTACCGAAGAATTTTCTAGCGGCGATCTTGTCGTCTACGCTGTCGACATACCGGACCAATGACGCGGGAGAACTATAATAAAACCTATTTAATGCCGGCGTTACTAAATCTATCACCCTTTCCTTCATCGCGCCCGTTCCTGATAAAGTTATCTGGCCGCCCTGATATCCCCGGATCATCGTATTGATCAAGTTGGCCTTTTCTTCATTGATAAGGTATCTGCCCAACATTGTTTCCTTTCTCTTGATCGCCTCATCGAGAATGCTCCAGTATTCCTGTTTTCCAAAATATTCCAAGAACCCCTCAGTATCTTTTATCATCCTCGGCCAATAATCTTTTTGGTATCCGATATCAAATCCAACCTCGTTGGCCCTTCTATAAATATCATCGAGCATTTTTCTAATATTCTCAAACTCTTTCTCTATCCCGTATTTTTTATTTATTTCGTTTATCTTTGCCGAATCGCCATTCTTCAGCGCTAGATCTAAATCAGCGAAGTCATCCTTTGTCATTTTATTAAATGGCCCTGGCTTAATTTTTTTGAGATACGGACTGATTGCTGTTTTATCTTTTTGAATAGAACTCATCGCGTTATATTCAAATCTTCTCATAGCGTATTTTAATGACGGGTCTATGTTTTCAAGGCGAGTCGATATAGGCGTCAGTATCTTCTCTGCGCCTCTGCCGGTCCCCTTAATAACACTAACCACGTCACGCTTAATGCTTGGCCTTGTCCCTTTATAAATTTGTCGATTCTTTTCGTAATCAACTTCGTTCAGCTCCGGCTTGGGCGATTTTTTGATATTCAATTTTTCTTTTGTTTCAACCGATGGCTGATAACCTCTTTTGAACTTAAACCTCAATCTCTCTTTTAATTTATTTACAAAATCTCCCAATTCTTCAAGGTTCATTTTTGAGATTGGCTTTTTGATTCCGAGTTCATTCTTAATCTCGTTCATCACCGTTTGATTGAATTCTCCAAGTTTTTTAACAAAGGCAATAACGCTTCTCTGTGATCCTTTCGGCTTATTAAGTCCGGCTGTTATATCTCTCTTCAATTTTTCAAGAAAGGCCTGCTCTGCCCTGTATTGTTTTACTGCTATCTTTGCGCCTTTGTTCTGCGCCAATATTCTCTCTTTTATAACTCTTTGCTCTGTGGTGACGATCTCTTCTCCCGGCACATTGCCAACTGCCCTCTTGATTGATGTCTTTACTGAAACATTTTTGGGGATGACTTCTGCTCCCGATATCAGCAGATCCTTCTCTATTTTCTGACGAGCCCTTTCTTCTGCTTCTGGAGTTAACTTGACTTCTTCCTGCGGTCGTGCTAACTTCCCTTTATATGCATATTGATCTAATTTGGTTATTGGTGCTTGGGGTTCTATGGTGCCTGGGGAAGGTTGCCCTTCATATTTGGCCGGACCTATAGTTTTATCTCCATATCCTTCTTTTAGCCATTGCTTCGCGGCTTCGGGAGAATTTCCGACGTTTGCTATTTCTTTTCCCGTAGATTTTTGTTCTAAAATAGTCTTCCATCCCCCTTCATACTTAACTGTTTTCTTAATTAAATCTTCTGGCGGGATATATGAAGTTTCTGGTCTTACTTTAAACACCTGAGTCGCCAATCCACCTTCTGGCGCTCTGGCCGGCATCCCTGCCGGTCTTTTTATTTTCACGATGTCATTATATAAAGCCCTGACTTTATCTTGTTTATTCACCAATGCTTTTATTTTTTCCCATAAATTTTTGAAGAAATCTTTTATACTCTGCCCCCATCCTTTTTGTTTCATGTCTTCTCCCCGGACGTAATCCTGAAAGCCATCTGACAATTTCTCGCGGGCCTGATCCATTGTCTTTAATTCAAATTTTTCCATCACTTCCTTCAGCACTTCCGTCTTCTGTTTCTCCGGCGTGAACAAATCTAAATATGCCTCAACCACTTCGTGGCCGACAGTGACCTTATCTGGTGTTTTCAAGAATGATATCATCTGATCAAAATATTTGCCTAATGCCTGTTCTCCCGATGGCGTTTGAATTTGCTTTACGAATTCTACTCCCACCTCGTCCCGAGTGAAATATTTCCTAACCATCTTGCTGGCCTGTTGCGTGGAGATTGTTTCTGTTGGTTTCTGCGCGGTTCTGAATGCTTGTTCCGTTGTCAATAATTCTTTGTCGTAGACCTCAATAACCTGGCCCGTTCCAGCATTGATAACAGCGAGATCTTCTCCCCTTACCGCATCGTGATAAACAATAATACTTGTATCTTTAAGTTTCGGATATTTTTTAACGAATTCATCATTGTATTCTCTACCCCATTGCTCAATTTTTTCAAGACCAAATGCGCCCTGTTTAACGCCTTCGTCGTATGCTTCCTGTCCGTTTCTTTTAATAAACAATTCTTTTGCTCTAACATCTAACTCTTTTTTGGTTATCTTCTGTATCGTTTTAATCACTCCATTTTTTGCACCAATTGCTTTATTCGCCATGTCCTTGTTCATTATAACAATTTCTTCCATCCCCTTCTCTTTGTTTATTATTTGTACGCCATCATATCCCTTGTCTGTTACCATTCTAGAGATTAGGGTGGGGTCACCATAATTTGTCTTGCTTGAATATAACTCATCTAATGCATTATTGGCATCTATTTTCCAGAGATTAGCGCCGGACAAATTGATATTCATTGGCGTGCCATAAAGTTTGGCTCGCCCTAAGTCATTGGTTATGTATAACCCCTCGCCGAAGACTCCTTTATATCCGCTATTTGATCCTGCCTTACCGACATCGAAACCTTTGGCGATGAGTTCTTCTGGATTAGCGCTTCCGTGATAATATTTTCCGGTTGGCTCTGTCCTAAACACCGGCGCAGCTGGAGTAATTGGCGGTGCTGGAGGTGGGACTTCTCGCTTCGCGGTAATATAAGCACCTAAAGAAGGAATATTAGCAAATGTTCCAAACAAACCTATCGTTCCCAAAGTTATCAGAAAGTTTTTAGTTCCTTCGGGCGTGAAAAAAGGCGGATAATATTTTCTTTCTTCTATTCCAGCGATAAGGGGCTCTACCCACATCTCCTCAAATAATTCGCCTAAAATTCCATTCCAACCTCCTATGTTTTTAAGATGTTTAGTGGCCTCGGCTGTTGTCTTGAATATACCTCTTGCCACTCCGCCCTTGAACCATTTTGTTAATATATTATTCCCCAACCATTTAGTAAATTTAGTGGCAGGAATCTCAACTAATTCACCAGACATTTCTGAGAGAAATTCCAAATAATTTACTCCAAATGATTTGGTAATTGCCTTTCCTAACGGATCTCCAGCTTTATCTATTTGAATTTTTAAAGCTTCCCCTTCTGGCGTTTGAGCAAAAGACATATCGGGAGTAGAATATTTAACCGTTCCCGCCACTAATCCTGGAACATTAAGAGACGCCATTGCGGCAGCCTGAATTGTTCTTGAGGCAACGGCAGGAGCAACTTTTCGCGCCAATAAAGACGGCGTTAATTTTGATACCGCCGCCTTCGTGGCCCTTGCCACGCTTGTCTCCACCCCGCCCGTTAACTTCTTTAATGTGGCATATTCTACTATCCACGCGGGCATTTGTGTTATACCCTTACCAATAAGATAGCCAGGAGTAGATATTTTTTCTTCTAATTCTCGTTTTTTTAGAATTGCGTTTATCTTTTGATGTTCTTCAAAAGACAATTCTTGTCCATTTTCTAATTTCTTGCCGATTTTCAATAAATCAATGTCTTCTTTAATCGCTATATTCCTGACAAATGGCATTATTTCAGCATATTCTATAACAGTTTTTCCTAATTCTATTGGTGATTCAATAATTGCTTTTGCGAAACCGAATGGAGAAAGTTCATACTTTTTTTCTTCCAACGAAGTCGTTAATATATGTGTTATTAACCCTTTGCCTAAATCTTTAAAGAATTTTCCTTCGGTCTCTGGAGTTTTTATAATTTTTTCCCAATTCTTTTGTAAATCTTTATATGCTTTTGCCTTTTCTGGTTCTGCTCTCGCCATATCTTCTAAAAGTGTATATTGAGTTTGAGCAAAGGATTTTATCTGTTTGACTTCTTTTGATACTTCTGGAGTTGGGGGTGGAGCGACTTTGGGCAAATCTGGCGGAATAAGTCCAGGCAAAACTGGAGTAATTAAAAATTTGCCAACTTCTTTAACTTTTTCCCAAATAGATTTTGTCGGAGCAATTTCTGGTGCTGTTATCTTAGGAAGTGATGGCTCTGGAAGAACTATTTTATCTACTGTGTTTTTTATTTGAAATCCAGATATTCCGGTTGGCGTAAAAAATGGCGTAGTCAAAAGATTTACGGCCGTCGCTAACAAATTTGGCTGTTTTTTCTGCTCTTCCTGCGTGTACAT